CTACGTGGTATGATTTTTTAAATATGCCTTGCGTAAGTCCTCATTCACTACATGTGTATACATCTGTGTAGTTTGCACACTTGAGTGTCCTAGAAAATCTCGCACCAGCAATAAATTAGTGTTATTTCTTAATAAGTTTGTTGCAAAACTATGTCTCAAAATGTGCGGATGGATGTGTGTCCCAAATCCTGATCTTGCCTGTGCATTTCGGCAAATCTCTTGAACGGTAGATTTTGAAATGCGTTTACCTGTTAACTCACTAATAAATAGAGCTGGCGACTCATCTGTCCTAAATTCCAGCCAATCCTCTATATAGTACCAAGTTCGTTCATCGATAAAACAAAGCCTAGTCTTATCGCCTTTGCCGATTACCGTAAATGTGCGGTCTTTTTTAATATCTATACAATCTATCGATACTAATTCGCTCAACCTAACACCACTAGAATATAAAAGCGAAATTATTGCTCGATTCCTTAAACGTTTAAATTTTGAATATCCTGCTCTTGGTGCGAAAACGCAATCAATAAGCCTAGTGACGTCTTCTGATTCCAAAAAATTAACCACCTTAGCCTTTCGTTTCGGTATTTTTAATAACTCATAATTCACCACAGGCAAATCTCGCAATCTTGCATATCTCAGCACTGATCGTAGACGAATAATATACAATCTCACTGTGTTTTGTGATCGATTTTTCCGCCAGCTTGCGCAGACCCTACTGGTATTTTCAAAGTTAAGACTTTCAATGTCTAAATCCCCTAAATATTCTAAAGTATACTTCTTCACAAACTCATGTGTCTCCAGTGTGCGCTCACTTTGACCACCTTGAATAATTACCCTATCTCGGTACTCATCAAATAATTCACTAACTTTCAAAATATCTCCTTCGTTCTAAATAGAATTAAAAAGAAAAAATAAGCAGAATTTCTATTTAGAACCTAAAAACTTAATTTTTTATCATTTTTAACCCTCCAATACGCTTTTAAAAATTAGCTAAAATGCTAAAAATATTTTATAATATTTTACATAATTTACCTTTCATTCTCTTATATTTTTATTTATTGAGAATTATTATATAATATTTTACAATAAACGCAATAAAACGAGCGAATTGCTCGCAACTTGATTTTTGACTAATTTTTAAAACTTTATCTATTGTAATTTAGCGAAACGCTTTTTCATTTTTTGAAATTTAATATAGCCAGCGCTATTAAAATCTCGCTCAAATTGATTAATTTCTTCATTCTTTCGTTTATCTTCTCGTTTTTCGGCCAATTTCGAAATTTGACGATTTAAAAACTCTCGCACGATTTTTAATGTCTTATTAATATTTTCTTTTTTCCAAATTTTAGCAAAATAATGTTTAGCATTCTTAATTTTGCCCGCTTTTTTCATTGATTTAACCATTTTAATAGATTGATTAAATTCTTTTTCATAGTTAATTTGGCGGTTTCTAAAAACGCCTAGCCATTGTTCGTTATCTATTAAATCGCAAGCTTTGCCGAGCCGTTCGCGCATAGTTGCTATTCGACGGCCGCATAAAATAAAACTTTTTTCCATTTTCCCTCCAAAAAGTCTTGACAAGATTTTTAGTAAAACGGAGCGGTTGGTTTTCGGCTGTCTCATTTTTCCAAGAAAGCAAAACGCCCCTACACCGATTTTCATCGGCGTGAGGCGTTTTTTGTTGCTCCATATAGCTTTTTAATTATATCAAAATAAACGATTAAAGTCAACCCTGCCAATATAAAAGAACCCCTTTTGGGTTCTTTTTTAATTCACTTTTTCAGCCTTGCCTGGAATTACGAAGAACTGATAGCCAGAGTTGGCGATCGAACCACCCGAGACGTTAACGTTAATCGTAACGGGAACACCCTTCGTGACTTGCGCTACGAAACTTGCTGAGGCAAATACACCTGTTCCAAATTGCACACCTGTGCTGTCTACTTGATTTGATACGCCAGTCGCCGAAATATAGATGACAAGGTCTGCAGCGTTTCCGGCGTTTCGCCGACCACTTGCGACTACTCGCAACAAACCATCAGATTTTGGCGTAAAAGTTTTTGAAACCGTTCCTGGCGCTAATTCTCCACCGCCATATTGGATCGGAAATGAGCTGAAGTTGATACTATCAGCTCGAACTGCACCTGCTCCAATATTTGAGCCATCTCTTAGCCCTGCAACGTTAGCTTGCAGCTTATTCATCTTAGCTGCAGTAAGAGTTTCGCCTGGTGTAAATGTCAAATTTTCGTAAGCCATTATTTTTTAGCCCCCAACTTAAAGATTGGTTTTAGTCCGGCAAACGCTGTGGCCACCGCACCAGAAATTGCTAAAATTTCTTTGGTAAAATTTGGCATAACAATAACGCAAATTGTAGCTACTAGCATATTAACTAAAATTCCAAGGTCGGCTACAAAATACACTGTTGTCTTTGCTTTTTCTGAAATCGCTGGCGTATATTCTGTGTTGTCCACACTATCAAGTGCTTTTTTCTGCAAATCTTCAATCATTTTAACCTCTTCTTCTGTAAATTTCCTTTCGTTTATAGGCATAGCCTTAATTTTAGGCTGTTCGACCGCTTTTTCTTGCTTTTCTTCATTTACAATATTTTGCGACATATCTTTTTTCTCCCCATCTTGACTCATAACCCCTTTAATTTCAGCTGATTTTTCGACTATTTCGGGTTTTTCTTCAACCATTTTGCTGACATCAGCAATATGGTTTTCCACAACCGGCTCAGCTGGTGTTTGCGCTGGTGCTGGTCGATTTTCAATCCTTGTGCCAAATTCACCTGCTGGGATTTCGGTTGCTGGTGTCAATTCTACCCAAACATCAATTCCACCGCGGTTAATTTTTGCAAACCACATATTGTCATTTTGAACAACTTTTTGAGCAACAAAAGCTCCCTCAATTTTCACGCTATCCCCAGTGTTAATATCACCACCAATCCTGTATCCGTCATTATCAACTTTAACTAACCAACTTGTCGGAATTCCGTTTTCGTCCCACGTAAAGCCAACTGGGCATAGTTCATTTATTCGAACTTCTTTTCTTCCATCATTTATTCGTGTTTCAGCAACCGTGAACTTCTGATTAAATTTGAGATGTGAGCCAACATTGATTTCATCATCGATTTTCTCAACATATGGTGCTGGTGTATTTTGCGGCTTTCCTGTGTAGCGGAAAATTGTCAAATATTGAGTATTGTTAATTTCTGCTAACTTATCGTGGTTATCAATATGAATACCGTTATAGCCATACGCACAGTGAATAATATTATTTTGGTCAATAAATATTCCCGTATGTCCATCGGCACCGTTCGTGTAGCCTTGTTTACCCCAAATGAAGATATCGCCCCTTTGAGTTGGAATATAACCGTTTATATCTGCCTCAATTCTCTGAAAGCCGAACTTTGGCAAATCCACAAACTCCGTTTCAGTGTTGCCAATGCGGAAGCCTTGTGGCAAAATTCCTGCATAAATTAGAGAATAATACACCGATGAACTGCAATCATAGGAGCTTGGACCGTTCCTATTTATCATCGAATAACTAACTCTGCCTTGCCGTTGTGCAAACCATTCAATTGCTTTATCCATTTATTTCCTTTCTATTTACTTACGACTCATCAAACCGCCGTCTAATACAAACTGAGCTAAAGCGCCAAGGATTGCTAGACCAACCGCCCAAACAATCTTGCTCTGATTTTCTTCGAGACGCCGAAGACGCTCCTGATTACGTTCAGTCGATCGCCGCACGCTTTCAATATCTTTGCGATGTTCAACGACTTCTTTGTTAATATTAGTGATAATCTCTAGCTGTGTGTTGATATGATCAATGCTATTTGCTAAAGTGTTAATTTTCTCTTCTAAAACATCTAGTCTCGCCTCAAAAACTTCTCTATTAATATATTTTTCTTCCATATTTGTCACCTACATCTCCTGTCCTCTCTTTATCGTTTACTGCACCCAAAAGAAAAAACGACCTCTTCCGAGTGCCGTTTATTATATCTTTATTATAACACATTTTTTAACTCTAACCAAGAATCTCTCCAGAGTCTAAGCGTGAAGAATCAAGGATAAATAGCTTCATACTTGGTAATGCTTGCAAATATAAGCCCTGTCTAAAATTCGCATTCACTCCACCTTCAAGACTAACACCTAATACTGCACAGGTATATTGTTCGTTCAGATCGCGAATTTCCAGTCCCACGCTATCAGCCAGTTGCAAATGAGGCGCCATAAAGTTTTTAATAGTAAACTGCATATTTGGCTCACTCATATTTCGCAAAATCCCATCGCCTATTTTTGCCATTGCACCACCAACACCTCTTTCAGAAATTTGCGGATTATCGCCATATCTATCGCTTATTTTTATCTCGTATTCCATAGAGTTTCCAGCAAGTCCCGTATTTTCTTCGGGGTTAAGCCCATATTTTTCGATACTTGGAATATTTTGAACAACAACCGGTGATTCTTCCACTTCTTGAATAATTCGCCCAGGGATTGAAAACTCATGTAAGTAAGCGCGTGTTCTCAAAGGGTTTTCGACTTCGAGCTTATATTTTGTACCAAAGCTATATCCGCTTACTTTCAAGCCGTTCAAGACCGCCCCATTTTCATCTTTTGAATTTTTAAAAATAACTGTCGGCTCAACATTTTTTCCAATCAAGCCATATTTTGCTTTGTCGACCAAATTTAGCCAAAAAGTCGCTTTCGATTTAGCACCAACAGAGTTTTCTTCACCTTCAAGTTTAAAGGGCGTACCAAAGCCAACTTCTTTTAAATAAGAGCTCTTAACTTTTACGGAGTTGATAATTTTCGAATCGGCAATCTCTAAGTCTGTCATATTCGAATAGCTAAAATTCCAAGATGAGATTTTATTTTTAGCGAGCTTTTCGCTTGGCAAAAAGTTCAAAATACCGTTTTCATCGGCATAAATCAAAGTGTTTTCGTTTTGAGCAATTTCTTTAAAGAGTTCACCCATTGTTTTTTCGCTAGTTAGTAAAAACGGATAAACTCTAGTTAGGCTGTCATCGATTTTAAACTGTTTTTCACCAAAGCCACGCCCAATCAAAACTTCTCTTAAAACATCTTTAATTTTCTGATTTTCAAAATAGCTTTGCTGAATTTCTTGAGTTTCAAAATAGCTCATCGCGTCAAATGCTTCAAGCTCCACTGTCGATGCAACAATATTCACTTTTGGCCGACCAATAAATCCAGTAAATACACAAATCATCTCACCACCATAGCCAACAAATATTTTCACTGGTCGCCCAGCTTTAAAGTTAGCCCCAATCTCTGGGTTATTTGGCAAAAATCGCCCAGTTTGGTTATTCAAAGTAATTTTCGCATTTGCCGAAATTACACCCCAGGCATATTGTGAAATTTTCCTAGAAATAGAAAAATTCTTAACAAAATCTGATTCATCGCTATATTTAAAAGTGTCAAATAGCGTAATGACATCTTCTGAACCTTTCAAGAAGTTGTTATTATCTAACTTGCTCGAATCTAGCACAAAGAAACCCGCATCTTCTCGGATTTCTTTGTTCCAGCCGATCTTAACCACAAAATCAGTTTGTTTTTGCGATTGCTTAAGAGTATTAATAAAACTATCACTTACATTTTGACTCATCTAAAACTCCCGAATCGTTACATCTAATGCAGTTAGCAAATTTCCACCCCTTCGGTATTCACTAACGCTAAAGTCGGTAATTAGCCCTGTAAATTTTAACACGCCCCAAACGCTTTCGTTATTCTCAAAAGTGATTTGAGCTTGATTTTCCAAATCTTTAAAATATCTCACCAACTCCGGAGTTGCGCGATCATAACTAAGTTTCACGCGTTTTTTGTCAGGGTATTTTTGCCGTTCAATCGTGCCGTCAATCGCAAAACTATCTGTTTTAATAGTTTCAGGATCGTCATTATAGCTAGTTGGTTGTTTTAAAATCTCATTTCCATTTATTTTTATCATCGCAAAGCTCCCATCTGATCAAAACTTAAACCTTGGCTTTTAAGAGCGGTATTAATCTTTTTAGCAATATTGATAGCATCCACTTCTTCAAAATCTCCACCTCTAGTTTCAACATTTACGCTAATATTTACAGTATTTCCGCCGCCAGTGCCGCCGCGTTCAGCAAGTTGTCCGGCCAAGTTAGTAATCCAGCCGGTGTTATTCTCAAGAGGCATCACCGCTTCTTTACCGGATTCACCGATAATTGCCATTGTGGCGCTATCTACCACACCACCCTTGGCAAGCATTGGAATTGTCGGGAAATTAGGATGAGCGCCACCTAGCCCCGGCACCCAATCAGGAACTCTGACACTATTTAACCTGCGAATGACCGAGTTAACGCCACCAATAACTGCATTAATCGGTGCTTTAATGAATCCAACGATAGAACCAAATACAGTTCTAATGCCAGCCGCCAATCCGTTCACCCCTTGCACAATTCCATTCCAGAGTCCAGCAAAAAATCTCGCAATCGGCTGAATAATAGTGTTATTTATCCAGTTGGCAATCGGTGAAATTACAGACATCACGGAACTTATGAACCCTCGCACCATGTTTACAACTCCGTTCCATAAGCCTGAAAAGAAGTTGGCGATTGGCTGAATAATAGTGTTGTTTATCCAGTTAGCGATTGGTAAAACTACGGCCATTACAGAATTTATAAAAATTTGTGTTATGTTCACAATCCCGTTCCAAAGGTTTGAAAAGAAATTAATAATCGGTTGAATAATATTATCATTTATCCAGCTTACAATTGGCGTAATCACCGCCATAATAGTATTTATTATCGCCGAAATGATAGCGTTAACCGTATTTATGTAAGTAGTAATTATACCAACGATAAGGTTAAAAATCGTTGAAACAAAAGTACAAATGTTATTCCATACTGTTTGCCAATTTTGAAATAGCCAAATAAACGGCTGAACAATGCTCTCAATCGCAGTTGCTACTATGGCAACAATCAAAATGAAGACGCTTGAAACAATTCGCCAGAAAAACTCAAAGATCGGCGAAACGATTTTTAAGAAATTTTGAAAAGGTGGAATAAGTACGTTAGCTACGGCTGTAATTACGCTAACAATACCGCCAAAGACTCCACTTATAAATTTGACCAATCCGCCAAAAACTCCACTCAAAAACTTCACAAATTCACCAAAAATTTGTTTACCAATCTCTGTTTGCGTAAAGAACCAAACCAATCCAGCAACAACCGCAGCAATCGCTAGAACAATTAAACCAATTGGGTTAGCTGACATAGCTACATTGAATGCTGTTTGTGCTACAGTTGCAATATTTGTTGCTGCAGTTTGAAGTCCTACCGCTACCGCATGAGCCTTTGCGCTAATCGAACTGGCAATCTGCGCTTTATTTAAGCTTTGATACCAAGTTACTGCTTTGCTTAGGCCGTCAACCATTTTACCGACGGCATCACTAATTTTCGTTATAGCGTCAACAATTTGGCTAGTAATCACGATCGCTTTAAAGCTCGCCCACAAAACCGTAAGTGTAATCATTGCTGGTTGGATATTATTAATGATAATCTGAGCAACCTCTTTGATTTTTTCCTTGTTTTCTTCAAGCCATTTGGTTGTTTTCTCGACCTTTTCGCTCATTTGAGCAAAAATACCGTTCGGGTCAATTTCACCTGTCGCTTTATTAACGCCAATTAATTCTAAACCAACATTGCTGATCGTTTCTTGCAAATTACTCATTCGCCCATCAAAAGTTTGGGCTTGTTTTGCCGCACCATTAAAGGCAAAGCCACCTTCACTTGCAGCAGTTTTTAACGCTGTCTCCAAAATCTCCGCTGAAACTTTACCTTTCGACAAGGCGGTCATAACATCACCAAGGCCACGTTTATTTAGCTCATTTTGAAGAACTTCACGCACTTTTCCGGCGCCACTGTTCAAAATCTGGTAAAAGTCTTGAGTGTCAAGTTTTCCCTTAGCCAAAGCTTGCGATACCGGCAAAACCAATTGCCCCAAATCCGCACCGGTCGCTCCAGCAATATCGCCAAGCCATTTCATTCGTGAGCCAAGCTTATCAACGCTAACACCAGCACCAAGCAAAGTTCGAGCTGCAGCATTAATATCATCAGCGCTAAAAGCTGTTTCCAAGCTAAATTTATTAAGCTGAGCCATCACTTTTCGAGCACCTTCGGCTGATCCGGTCAAGCTCTCAAAACTAGCTCGCACTGATTGCAAAGTTGAAGCTTCTTTCACAAAAGCATTCAAGCCAAAACTTCCACCAACTAAAGTAGCGCCCAGTAGCTTCATTGCACCCTGAACTTTTCCGGCCATATTATTCGCACTGTTTGCGATACTTTCCAAACTTCGTTTGTTCTTCTTAGAAAAGTCGTCAACGGTTTTGCCGGCGCTTTTCATGAGAGTCTCAAACTGTTTAGTATCTGCTCGAACTGTTAGCGTAATCGTATTGCTCATTATTTAGTCTTTCTCTTCATCTCTTCAATTTGTTTAGCCTCAAAAGTGGCTTCAATATTTAACTTAATTCTGACTGCATCAATAAACTCGGCTGGCTGGTTTTGATAATCCCACCAAGTCCAGCCGAATTTTTCGCATATTGTAGCAATCATGAACATTTCAGGCACTTCGCCCTTGCCAGCTTTTATGCTTCGTTCGTAAGTTCTGGCGTCTTGGGCGAGTTTTCTAAATTTTGGCTATTTCGCTCAAAAATTTCACTACAAGCTTTCGAAATAACTTCGTAGTCTTCGGCAAATTCGCTATCCATCAATTTATCGAAAGCTCCTTCAGTTGTTCCGTCGTAATCAACCAATAAAATTTCAGTAGCGAGCTCTTGCGCTTCAATCATCTGATCACCTTCTAGTACAAACTTAATTTCGCCACCCTGAGTGCTTTCAGGTGTGATTTTTTGGCGTGAAAGCAATGCTTTTTGGTATCTATTACGGTCTCGAACTCGCAAAAAGTTCCTTATTACAGCATATCGGCCGTTTTCTAACTCAATTCGTTGGTCTCGCATAATTCCTCCTAATAATCAAAGCTATTAATCAATTCAGCTTCAATAGTTTTTCCAGTTTTAATATCATTTAGCACTTCAAAGTTGATCGTTTCAGTTGCTAGATCGCTCAAACCATAACTTGGGTCATAGCTTGAAATTCCAATTTTAGCTGCACGAATTTTCAAGCTTGTTGGCGTTTTTGTTCCAGCCTTATGGCGGTCATCAATCAAACCAAATTCCAAAGCATAGCTTTTACCAGCAACGGTTGCATCTTGATATTTTGTGTTTTGGATTTTCTGCTCAAAACTTCCGCTCGCTTCAAAGTCCATATTGAAAATCTCACTCACATCACCTTTATAAAAGTCTGTGTTCAAGTTCTTTTTAAATTCCAAACTAAAGCTGGTTGGCATTACATCTGGTGCAGTTGCAAGTCCAGCTAGGTCATCAGCAAGTTTCAAATAAAAGTCTTTTGGCAAGAATTCAGGTTCATCAATATATCCTGCAATAATTGAATTTTTAGCCACTCGCTCACCCTTTTTCGAAATAAAGTTCATTTCAATCTTTGGATAATCGTCAGCTTGCCAAGAAATTTTAAAGCTATCAAGCATTGCGAAAGTATATTTTTTCGCCTCAATGTCATTTTTAATAGCTAAAGTTGCCGAGCTGTGACTGTTCGAATTGCTCAAAGCAAAGTCATATTTTTTAGCTTTGTTATCACCATCAATAGCACCTTTTGTAGGTTTTTGGCCAAATGCCAATGCTAAAAAGTAGTAAAGCCCCTTGATAAACATTTTTCCACCAATCGAACCTTCACCTTTAACACTCATTACGTCGATTGAGTTATTTTTTACGATTGAGCCATATGCAGACTCGTTGTTTTTAGTCTCGATTGTATCTTTAAAGCTAAAATCGAGTTGTGGGTAAAAATAGCTTGGGTCTTTCGCAGTTCCTCGTGTATCTTCTAGATTAATTCCAATAGCTATTTTTCGACCAACAATTGCACCTTCGTTCATCTTTCTTCTCCTTCTAAAATTAAAGCCCAACCAACCAAATTTTAAACCAAAAGAAAATACGGCCGTTTGAGCCGTATATTATGTTTTTATTATATCAATTATTTAACTTTTGCGCAAGCACTAGACCTTCGACTTTCGGAAACCAGCATTCTGAGCCTCTGCTTCTGAACAAAACATCACTTCAGGGTTAGTCCTGTTATAATATTTTTGACCAGGCATATGATAAATCTTACCATTTCTACCAATATTACCCTTAATTACACAAGCTTCTTGAGATTGTTGTGGTTGTGGTGCTGGTGCTGGTGCAGCGGGAGCGGGTTGTGGTTTAGGTGCTGGTGTATCTGCTGGCTTTGTGGCATCGCCTGCACAAGTATTTTCTGCCCATAAACCTTTATTCTCTTCACGAGCTTTGCGTGCTGCTTCCTTAAACTCATTCTGATATTTATAAGGATTTGAATTGTAAGTATACTCGTTACCATAGCCCTGTCGAATCATTTCATAGGCTAGGTTTTTATTATCTTCACTATAAACAAAAGCTAAAATTCGCCCATACTTATCACGTTCACCTTGTGTTCTATCAAATTCAAGTCGAACATTTTTATTTTCAGCAAATTCAGTCATTTTTGCCGTAGCTTCACGCCCAAAACATTGAATCGGTTTGCGTGGATCTTTAGTTTCAGGTGTATCTAGGCCGATAAAACGTACTTTTTCATCTTTGCCGTTATAGTTTATATGAATTGTATCACCGTCAACAACTCTTAACACTCTATAAGTTGGACTTTTCCGGATTTCTTCATTTGCTAATAAACTTTCGCCAACAACACCACTTTCAACTTCTGGCTTTTTTGCTGGTATTTCTGTATCGATACTTTTTTTCTGAGCTGAGTTTTTCTGATTATTATCTCGAACAAATAGCGGTTTCCCTCCGGGTAGTATCGACATCAATAATGCAGAAAAGAAAGCTATCGCAATCAGCCCAAAACCAACTCGGTATTTATAATTTAGAAATTTAATTTTTGATTGCTTTTTACTAACTTTCAAATAAATAAAATAAGGTAATAGGATAATTCCTAAGAAAATACTAACTGAATATATAAACATTAAAAAGTTATGCATTATTTATAAGCTCCTCGTGACCAAGCTTCCGCAAAAGCTAGAGCAAGACATAAAAAGAACCCAATCCATAAAGATAATTTTTTACGATGGTTGATTGCTTTCAAAGGCTTAATAATGTCTTTTTTTGCAATTTTCAAGTATACACAATAACAGAAAAATACAAAATAAATAAATGTAATGATATTATATAAAATATCAATGATATTATGAAGAAGCTCCATTTTTTTAACTCCCAATTAGCTTTTATACGTAATCAGTATACTCCCGCTAAACCTAATTTGTCAAGCTTTCTGCAATTTTCACACCAAAGCTTAGGCTCAATTCTCTCGTAAAGATCCCATCACCCCTTTCGCCGTAACCATATTCCATTTTTACGCCAGATTCGCCCAAGTTCAAAGCCACTCGTTCGCCCAGATAACCGGCATCTTGGTTTTTTACCAAAATTCCCATTATCGAATCCGGCAAAAGTTGCATTTTTTCATTTCTGCCACAAACGATTCGGTGCAAAGTCGCAAAACTATTAATATTTTTAGCATTCGTAGTTAAATCTCGGGTCAAATCCACCGCCACGGTTAATTTTACGGTTAAATTTGTAGTAATTTCAAACGCGGCCGAATCTTCCACATCTTGTTCTGTATATTCCATAAAACAAAGCGGTAAAGAGTTTTTCGCTACTATCACGGGCTCACCAAAATAGAATCGCCCCTTTAACTCTTTCACGCAATTTTTCTCTAAAATATCCTTAATCCGTTCAAGTATCGGGTCTTTATAAAAATTATTATTCATTATCTGCTCTCCTCAAATAAATATTTTTGAATATTCTGCTTTAATTCTTGCCAATCCATTTCACGCACGCCCCACATCTTTCGCACCGGCAGTTTTCGTGTTCCTAGTTGGTGGAATTTAAAATAAGATGCCGAGTTTGAAAACTCCACTTCTTGCGATCTGGTCGTGTGTCTAAAACCTTTCTGCATTTTTCGGGTTTTCTGTAAAATCGGGTGACTGTAAGCTTTCTTTCTTCGTTTCCACCCACCAAAGCCTGAACCACCGCTCTCAAAGTTTCTTTGAATTTCTCGCTCAAAATAATTAGCAAAGTCTTCAAGAGGCTTGCTCAAATTTTGAGATTGTTTCCAGCGGTTTTCAAAATCTCGAATAATCGCCTTTTCACCAGAGCTTTCAATCGAAAATTGAATTAGACTCATTTAAAAATCCTCAACTCTCCGCTGTCGATATTTACCAAATAAATCTTCATCTCCCGTGCTCCAAACTTCATTTTCGGTGCGCTTCTCTTCTTCATTTTCTTGTAAAGCTTTAATCTCAGCCTTAGCAAGTTCAATTTTACGGTAACCATCTTTGCTTGTGTCGGTTATTTCTTGGTTAAAGCCATATTCTCTCACCAATAGTTTTCCGGCGGCGTAAATTCTCACAATATAACCCACAATATCACGGTTTTGTTCTATCGTGCTAATAGCTAAAACCTTTCGAATTTCGGCCAATACTTCACCGCGGATTTTTTCCACTAATGCTTGTCGAACATTACTATAATTATAACTAACATTAGCAATTTCACCGTTTTTTGAGTTATTAGCTAGTTCAATAACGCCATTCTCAGCGTCAATATTTAATACTTCCATTTTTTCGCCACCGCAAAATACGGCCACATCTTCAAAATCAACCAAATCGTTATAATTTGAATCTGCAATAATTCCATCATTTAAAATAATATGATTTCCTTGAATCTCTGCACTAATATTTTGCTGGCGATGGATTAATCCCGCTTCTTCTAAAATAGCTTGCACGCTTTCAAAATTTTTATCACTCATTCTTTTCCTTTCTGGCTTGCAAAAAAGAAAAAACGACTCTTTTGAAAGCCGTCTATTACCTTTTTATTATATCAAATTTTCAGCCAAAATAAAACCAGCCAAGTTGGCTGATTCTATTCTCAAAAGTTAGCTTATTTTCCAGTTGAGGCTACAATTCGTTGGATATCAGCAAATGCTGCGTCGAATCGGCCACGAAGTCCCCAGCTAAACACATCAGTTTCGAAAGCTCGATCGCTGTTTAGATCAGTTTTAGCTACAGGTGCACCAACTTTTACGCGTTCAGCAATTGTAAGTGGCATAATACCATCACCTGCTGCAACCAACGCCCAAGTTGTGTCAGTAATTCGTGGATCAACAATTAGTTCAACCGCTTTGTAATCAGTGTTAGTCTCACCATTTGCACCAGTCATTGCTTTCAAGATTTTTTCAGCAGCGGCACGGTTTTTTGTTCCAACGATCAAGTGAGTTGGCATTGCAAAGATTGGTTCACCGTCGCTGTCAGTCATTGCAAGCAATGCGTCATAAGCTTTTGTGAAAGTCTCTTTTGAAAGTGCGCCAGTAATCAAGTTTCCGCGTTTTGTAGAAAATACTGCTTGGCCATCACTTAATTTTGCAGTGAAACCAAGTTCAAGTGCTGCGATAGCCAATGAACCGTAGTAGCGGTTTGCTTTACTGGTCATCATTTTAACCATTGCAGGGACACGGCCAATGTTGTCATCTTCAACATCTTCACGTTTCACATCAAGAGTTGCTTCGTGAGTTCGAGGTACAATTGTTACTACTGAATCTTCAGCTACGCCGTGTTTGCGTTCTGCTTTAAATTCTCGCATTCCAGGAACGTTTGAAACAGTTGCAATATTTACTGCTGAGCTACTTGTTGGAGTAACGTCGTAAAGTACGTTTTGCAATGGATCTTTAACTTCTTTTGAAGTTGTTTTAAAAACGGTTTGAATTGTCAAGTTTAAATTCTTTAATTTTTCGTTCATCTTCCTTCTCCTTAAAACTATTTAATTTTAACCAAAACCTTAGATTCGTTAACGATACCAACGATTTGACCAATTTTTACATCAATTGGGGCTGATGTTACAGCTACTTTGTCGGCATCAACAATTTTAACGCCTTTTCCAAGGTCTGTTGCTACGGCTGAGTCTTTGCCAAGTTCGAATACACCTTCTGTGCAAATTCGCACTTCATTTCCACGAATTACGTCTGCTGTATTTTCAAGAGCAATTCCTAGAAAGTCTTTTCCAGCTTCACCAGCTTTTACATTACCAGTTGCGTCAACGGTTACGATTTGACCGATCTTAATATCGTTTGCGCCAAATTTGGCTGAGATTACATCACCATTTTGTCGATAAAACATTATAGATTCTCCTTTTTTACTTCTTTATAATCTTCTTCGCTTAAACCGAATTTCTCAATAACTCTCTTATCTTCATCGGTTAGCTCAACTTCATCACTTGCTTTTGCGTTATTTTCGCCATCTTCATCAGATAGTCGCATATCCGGCATCTTCTCAAAGAGTTCCGAAAGTAATACATCAGTTGGTTTTGAAGTTTCATCACTTAAATATACATCAGCCTGAACGCTAGATAGGGCAATAAAGTTATCTCGCATTGCAGGCACTACTTTTCCTTCGCTCAAAAGCTGATCGAATTTCTTTTTAGCTGAAGAATTCTTTTTCTTGCGTTCAAATTCTGCTTTCTCTTTTTCGAACTCTTCGCGCTCTTTTCGTAATTTTTCGGCTTCGTCATCTTCTTGATTTTCGTCGGCTAATTGCTCATCTGCATTTTCAACTTCAGCTTCTGCTTCAGTCTCGGCTTCTTCTGGTTTTTCAGCTTTTTTGATCTGTTCTTTTACGGCTTCGGCCTGGTCTTCTGGCACTTCGATTTCTTCACCAGCTTTAATTAGTTCGTTTTTCTCTTCGTCATTAAGAGTAAACTTAACTTCAATGTCAAAATCTCGGTCGTTCTTAATTTTTACAAGATTCATCTCTTCTCCTTTCTTAATTTCTTTATCACTGAAAAGTATACTTGCACTACTTTCGCTCAACGCTACAAATTGATCCATTCCTTTAATGTAAGGGTCTGCAACCAATCCTACGTGTTTTAAAAATGCGCCAACATATTTTCCAGTTCGTTTATCCAAATAATCTTCACTAAATCCCATTGATACATCTGGAATTAGTCGTTTTTCGATTTTATCAGCAGTGTCATTGTCTCGAATCTCAATTAAAGCGTCAATTCCATCATCAGTAATCTTCAATTCCTTAACTTCGCCTCGGTTCAATTCCGCCAACTCGATACTGTCTTTCGGATGGCCAAGCGGAACCGGCACAACACCATATTTTCCACTTTTGAAATTCCCAACCATTTCATCTGCAAATTTCTTGTCTAGAATCATCTTTCCGTTGCCGTTTGGGTTCACATATTCACCAAACTTGCAAATCTGTTTCCAAAATTGCTTATACTGGTTCGAATCTTCACTTAGCCGAATTTCCAAATCTCTATTTATAAAAATATACATGCATTTCTCCTTAAATATCAGCTCGCTCAAGTCGTAGCGAGTTTCTTTTTGAAAAATGGCAAAAGAAAATACGGCCTTAGCGAGCCGTATATTATGTTTTTATTATAGCAGTTTTATTTTGGGTTGTAAAGAGTTTTAGAATCTAAAAAAATCAAAATTATCTGTAATGAATTTTCGTCTTTGTCCCAAGGGGTCATTTTTCTCAAAATCTTCACAGGCTTTTTCGTCTCCAATCATCAACATGCCCATAAATACTTTCTCAATTTCCCCGTTCTTGTCTTCTATATAACAGTAGCAATCTTCGATGAGATCATCTTTTTTATTAAAAATAGCATAATATTTTTTACTATCAATAGAGCCAAGTTCTATTACATCTTCAAAACCATCTTTGCGAGCTTCTTTTATAATTAAATCCATTACGATCTACCTTTCATAATTAATTTTATCATACTTTTGTCTAATTCGCGATCATCGATCCGGAAAGCCCAAAAAATTCCTTTTGAAGTTTTAGTCCAATCTTGAAATTCTTTAAAATTTCTAACCTTGTTCGTTTGAGGGTCGATAAACTTTAAAATCCCATTCTTCCTTTCGACCAAAATAGTATGTCCACTTTCTTCTCTCCACAACCAGCCAATTTGATGTCGTTCGCCATTTTCGATATTTTTTAAATATTCTTTAAAATACGCTATATTCAAATTCTCAAGTTCGCCAGATTCATTTTTGCGATAATTTCTAAATATTTCATCGCTCTTAACTCCCCACATCTTTCGTATATTAATTAACGAACTTAACCTTTTGTCATAATTCCCCAAAGCCTCAACATCATAGCCTCTTCTTCGCATTTCATAAGTCGGCACACATCGCTGACAGTTTATCTGATATTCTCGAGCTTTATCGTAATTTGGGTTTGTTCCGCTCAAGGCTAATTGAGGCGGAATTTTAGTTTTATTTGGCAAAACAAATTCTTCATTGCGAATCCTAGCTAGCCCTGCTTTTTTGGTTTCGTCCTTGTCTAATTCACCACGAGCGATTAACTCACCCTTTGGCGTTTTCACAAAATCATCTTTTCTTTCCAAAAGCTTTTTGTCCACCGGATTTTCGCTTTCATCACCACCTTCAACCACTCGCACCAAAGTTGCACGGCAGCCAAAATGACGTGGTGGAATCATATCAGGGTTTTTCTGCCATTCTTGCCAAGTCATCTTTTTGCCGTTCAAATATGAACAGCCAGCAGTGGTGTGTCCATCGATAATTGCCGAATATTCGATCAAATCATCAGGCTTAAAATCACTATAGATCCCAGCATTCACGCCTCGACCAACCAAATAACTTGCTGTGGGCTTAGCTCGTTTCAAAAACCAGCTCATCGCGCTTTCAATCAATACACCGGTCGCTAAGTTCCGCAAAAAATCGCTCGATTCTTCAGCAAGCAAGGTGTCGTTCCAGCTCTCACTTTCCAAGAATTGCTTTAAGTCGCTTTCTTGCTTTTCAAAAATCCAGTCTATATACTCTTTCGCGTTTTTAGAAAATTCTGGTGAATCTTTACCAGCTTTTCGCCCTTCACGATTAGCGCTAAAAATCTTGCCTTCAGTGTAGGCTTGTTTGAAAGTCCTAGTTAGTAAGTCTTTATATTCTTTTGAAAGTTCAATTCTACCTGTTTCTTTAATACCTTTCGCCACACTCTCAAAAATCGTGCGGCTTTGGTCTAAAAAACGGTTTTCGATGTCTTGCCATTTCTTGTCTAGGTTCGAAAAGTGCTTATCTGGTGATACTGTTTTAGTAGTAGGTTCATTTTCGCTCAAATTCAACTGCTTTTTATTCTCGATTTGAAAACCCAATTGATTTGCAACTTCATCTTCAACTTGTTTAACCACTTCATCGCTAACCTTGTCTTTATCCACCATCTTTTTAAAGATTTCAAAGATTGATTCAATTTTAGATTTGTCTAATTTTGCAAATTTAAATTGTGGGTAATGCGGTTCGGCAAAATTCAAGTCAATCAAGTCAGCAATAATATATTGGTTAATGTGTGCTTCCAATTTGTCCAAAATACTCTGCAAGCTCATCTGAAAAATACCAGCTTGCGTGTTCGACAGCGCATAACTTCCGCTCGAACTTTTACCTTGTGCTCCCAAAAGCATAAAATTCGCCATGAAAGCAAAAGCCATTTCGCTCTTTTGGCGTTCAATGCTTTGGTGTGGATCGCGGCCGTCACTTTCTAGCGTTTTAATATCATAACCAAACGGGACACTGACCGCTGAATTAGTTTTGCCAAATTTACCGATTGCGTGAATAATCTTTCGCATCGCTCCCGAACCTACACCTAAATGTTCTTGTGTTTCGGTTAAAATTTTTGGCTTAATTGCATCATTTTGTAGAGCAATTGAGTCTAAATATTCCAACTTTTGCTTTTTATCGTAGTTTTTATAGAGAGAGTTTAAAATACTTCGGCCGTACAATCTGTTAAATTTCTTGTTATGGGTAAATAAAAATGTTTTATACGCCGGAATTTCCACCACTCCGCCATCTTCCAAGGTTTGTTTAACTCCAACATATTCGCCTTTTTCAGCTTCAAGTTCCACGCTCAAACTATCCCTTAGAGCTAGCTTTTTAAGTTCCAATTTGCCATCTTTATTTAAGCGATACACTTTTTCCCAAACAGCGAAACCATCGGTCAAGGCCAACATCGCCTCATCTAAAAATAAATCAAACGGTGTTTCAATCCCACCTTTAAAACTACTTTCAAAAAGATTCTTTCGCACAAAATCTGCCTGCTCTTTTGCATTTTCGTTTTCATCTTCTGCTACAATTTGATATTCACTCGCCAAAATCGGCATCGTGACAATATTAAACAAACCTTCAACTGTCGGGTCTTTCATCATTTCACGATAATCTCGAATCTTCCGCTCTCGATTCCAAGCGTTCATCTCTTGTTCGTAGTCACCAAAAATTAGGCTACCGCTTATCGTACTACCAATTTCTTTTTGTAATTCTTCAATCTTTTTCCTGCCAAACATCTCTTCTCCTATTTTTAACCAACAGAAAAAGCCCACCGCTTTCGCGATGAGCCGTATATTCTATTCTGATTATATCATACACTAAAAATTTTGAAAAGTTTAGTCTTCTTCAGTAAAGCCAAATTCATCTTTAAATAGTTCGTCTCTATTGCCGAATCCTATTTTAGTAAATTCATTAAAAGAGTCTAAATCTACAATTTTATTCGTAAGCCTATCATCTAAAAAAACATTTTTCAGGTGTTTAAATTTATGCATCCCTATATCGTTATTATAATAACGAAAGTCTTCCGCTTTAAAAACATAGCCAAATCTACGTTTAACTGCAGACATACCTTCACAAGCATAAATAACATCGATGATTATATACTTAATAGTATCATAAACATTACCATCTAAAACTATTTCATTATTTGGGGTATTAATATAGTTATCCTTTTCAAGTCTTGGTCTAATCTTAACAATACAATCTGCGGCATATTTATTTTTATCTGAAGGGTAAATCGGCATTTTCCTATTTCGTTCACCATCCATTAAAACACTTACATCAAAAATATCTTTCCCATCGAACCAATGATCTATAGTGTTAAAAAACTTATCATACATTTTTAATTTAGCACTAAAATAATACTTATCTATAAATTTATATTTATCAGGATAGATTAAAGCCTGAACATATATCGCCTTACGATCATGATTTTTTATGAATTTCATCACAGGAACTACTTCAAACCTTGGGGCTCTTCCTGAAGATAAATACATAGCTCGCACGAGCTGTTCGGATAGTTTGTGACTATCGGTACCTTCCCTAACAAAATATTCCCCAGCAATACCTTTAGCCTCATCTTGGTTAATATTACTGTAATTACTCATAACCCTATGCGGTAAAAAATCACTTTTAGGAATCATAATAATAACAGGTTTATTATTTCCATCTTTAACGCCTAACGATTTAAAATCCAGGCCTTTAAGAGATGGTTCAAGATACATACTTATCTTTTGTTTTTCTAAAAAATTCTCGAGGTTTGGCTCTTTGCATGCTAGTACAGCTTTTCCATCTTCAACCCCAACGCCAACAATTAAAATACCCCCCTCAGAATTAGCAAAGGCACACATTTCTTTGGCCATTAGTGCTTTATTGTTTGCTATTGCATTTTTAGTGTTTAAAGCTTTTGGAACAGATTTAAATTCAATAATCCCAGATTCACCATCATCAGTGTCAGATAAATATTTATTTATATCCTCGACGGTATTTATATTATGATATATTTTTTTTATTTCTTCCATATCTACATTATAGCATACTGCACTTTTAGTTAGTTCTCCCACCACTCCTACAAACTAGCTCAAAACAAAATCCTCCGCACTCACCAGTTTCTGTCCTTCCACTAATAGCATTCGAATTGCATAAACCATTGCATCCACCATATCATCATGTGCGCCATTCGGAAATTCCATCAGCTGATCGTGCAAATCTTGAATCTTATTTGCATTTTGCAAAAAATAAATCTTTCCGGATTCAAAAAATCGGCTCACACTAATCAATCGTGAAGTTTTATCGGCGTTAGCTTTTAAGCCAACCAAAGGTAGCCCAGCTAACAAGTCTTTAAACACCAAACCTAACGCACCCTCTTCAATTCCGATCCTTTCAGGTGAAAATCTAGCGCTCAACCTTTGAATATCCGCCCCATTCTCTGAAACGCTAAAACGATCATTACCAACATAGCGCACAAACACATTGCCAAATTGATCAAGGCTTGCCACTACTTTTGCAGTTGGGTCGGCGGTGTCTCGTTGCGAAACAGCTGGGTCGATCGCCAGAACCGTTCTTCGAATTACCGTATTTTCGGGTAGTTCATCGATCCACTTAATATTTTCAGGCTTCACGATCAAGTCATCTTCACTGAGTGGCTTATTTTGATACTCTTGAGCAAACACGATCGAGCCCACATATTTCGGGTGGTTCGGATCATCTCGCAAAGCTTTCAACTCTTCCAAATTCATATGTTCCGGCCACAAAGCAAATTCTTTACCATTTGTATCTTTCATAATTGCTGAAAACAACATCGTTCGCCAGCTCCGAAAACCTTCCTTGCCATCTAAAATATTCTGTAAAAGCGAGTCGTAATGCAAGATCGTTCCGATCATAATAATTCGCCCTTTTCGACTCAGTGCCGGCATTGCTGCTTTTCGAAACCAATCTTTCAACTTCTTGCGCTGATAAGCTGTTGCAACTTGTTCATCATTTTCCAAGTCGTCAAAAATAATCAAATCAGGGCGAGCCGATCCATCTCGGATACCACGAATTTTCATTCCAGCACCTTTAGCAGTCCACCGCACGCCACTTGCCGTTTTAATGTCACCATCTCGCCACAGCTCACCAGTTAAATCACCATAAAGCCACCTCAAACGGATATTGCTATCAATTTCATCACGCAGCGCATTCACAAACTCCACACTTTGCGTTACAGTATCACTGATAATTAAACCAAATCGTACTTTCTTCTGAACAGTCGCCCAAAGTGCATAAGTAAAGTTAACGATTGTCGATTTAGCATGGCCACGAGGTGCACAAATCGCTACTCTTGAATTTCCGCCGCTAATCTCTCGCAAAATCTGCTTGTGAAAATCCGGCGTTTCCAGCTCGATGTACTCTTTTGAGATAAACCAGCCAAATAAATGAATATTTTCAGGTCGCTTAAAAATACCCCTTAAAACTTTACGCAAAAAAGGCTTATCGTGGCGATATTTCTCACAAACTCGCAAAATATCCGCTCTTGTTAGCTCTTTATTAGCTAAAGATTGCGTCGTCAAGTTCAGCATCGCTTAAATCCTTTTCTTTTTGTGCCTTAATCTTCAAATCCTTTTCATCACGCCACCCACACATGTTCTTCATTGCGAAAATCACAAAACTTGCGCTCGTTACCCCACTTAGTCCTATATTAATCAAGAACTCTTCTTGCAATTCTTTCGCCTGCTTGTAGGTTTCGGAAAATTCTTTATGCTTTTTCTTCCACTCGTGCAAAGTATCCTGATTAACCCCTATTTTTCTTGCAAATTTCGCAAAAGTCGGCATTTCATTAGAAACTCGCCTTTTTATAATACTCGCGCTACCGCCATCAGCACTAAGTTTACGCATATCTTCAACCACTCTTGTCGCATCTACGCTAAAAAACTTTATAAGCTCCCCACAATATTTTTGATCATACTTTGTAGGTCTTCCAACCTTCTTCTTCTCGCTTTTCTTAGCCACATTTCCTCCAATCAAAAAAAAGATTCCGTAAAATCGGAATCCGTGCTATCTATTATAATTATATCATAAAAACCAAGCTGAACGCATAAGTTATTTCTTGCTAATTGGGAACAAGGAGTAGCTTTAAATGTGCAGTTCGAACCTTTTGACACGCCACTCTAAATACACGGCACGTCCAACTTGGTTGTTTCGAACTGATAGGCTACCCACTCCTTACATTCTTATTATATCATAAAAAACTTACTCTCGAAAGACTTTTGATTTTATCCATTTCAAAAAACCAAAAGATTCAACCTTAACACTGCTAGAAGCGTTAACAAGACCAACATTATCAGCGTTAATAAGGCTAAAATTGAAAACCGCAGCCGACTTCTGCTTATTTTCATCAATTGATTCACTCTCATATTTGGCGCCTTCCACCATTCTAACTCCTAACGATGTCAATCTTAACTCTCTAAAATAAAACTCGATTGACCAATTCTGAATTTTTCCTTCGATAATATTTTCATCTATGAGATATTCTATGCATCGCATGAGGGTAGCAGAATTTTTATACATCCCCTTTAACTCTTTTATGAGTTTATCTTTGTTTTCGTCACGAGTTCCGTAAATATCAGTAAGTACATATTGATCTTCTATATCTGCAAGTGCCTCATAATGAAACTCCATAGCTATTGGGCTAAAAGAAATATCATTTCGATAATTTTCATAAAACCATTTAGCAAATTCATAAGATAGTTTAGTAATCATATTTATAGTATATCATAATCTTCATCAGAAATTGAGGTATAGCAGAAACACTTATAGCTTGACCATTTTTTACATTAAGTCCTAACAATGCCAAGTATGAAAGGATAATAGATGGTAAGACAAAGAGTATAAATATAAAAGCTCTGAATATAGTTTTACTGTTATTTTTTATAAAATTTCTCATTTTCTAACTCCTTTTTTATACGACATTTATACGACATTTATACGACATTTGTCATATTTGGTTTATAGCACATAACGCCGTGTTTCTTATACATCTCATTTATCTGGTCGTCATCATCGAAAGCGAAGAGAATATTTTCAAAACCGATATGCTTTTCGATTAAGCTCTTCTTAACTTCGTGAGCAGGGCGATAATCATTTTTAGGTCGCATATAGAGTTTGAACGAACCCTCAAACATATCCGCATTTCTTAAAATCCAGTTATGGGTAGCTTCTTCGCAAATCTCATTTCTACCAGTTATAAAAATAACTTTGCCATAAAATTCTGTTGGTCGATAGAAATCTTCCATAACATAAAGTTCATAAAGCATATCTAGAATTTTTCTACTAGTTTCAATAGGCTTGTCTTTCATTATTTCTTCATCAGAATAAAACTTATCATAATCCTTATCTTCACCTTGAATATAATGAAGTCGATGTGAGTAATCTGCTAAAACACCATCTATGTCAAATACTATATATTTCATTATTTTTTACTCCTTTTTATGTTACGACCACTCTTCGAGCTTTTCTTCAAGATTTTCTATTTTAGACCAACTTTCGCATTGTTCTTTAAACCACTTTTGATATTCTTCTTCTGAAATCTTCGGTCGGTTCATTCTTTTAATTGCTTGGAGTAGTTCGTAATACTCCCAATACATTTGTTCTGATTTAAACCTATGCTCAACTATTTTTTCTCCGTTTTCATCATATTCATTAAGAATAATTGTAAAATCTTCATCCGCTTTGTTTAGCATATTTTAGTCCTTTTTTATTCTCCTAGTATTTCTAAATTCAGTAAATCCTTATGTTCCAATACGAGGTCTTGTGATTTCTCGCAAAGGAAATTTACTCTTTTACTTATCTTTTCGAGTTCATCCGCTTGTTCTCGCATTTCTCCCCTCGTTTCTGGGGGATTTTTGAAGTTTTCCCAATATATGCGATTTTCAATCACGATTTGTAGCGATAGCTCTGAAAGGATTGCAATTATTTCTAAAAGCTCTTTGTTAGTTGGTTCTTGCTTATTCATATTTTTTCTCCTTAATTTTTAGGGGGTTCTGGTAGGCTCATCCAATAAAAAACTGATGAATACATTGTTTTGAAACCCTTACCATTTTCAAGAAGAGTCCAGGTGTCCATATACACTCTTTTACTTTTGTCTGTATAAACGAGAACTCTTTCAAATAGTTCGGGTAATTTACCACTCCAGATAAATGTAATTCCATTTCCATCTTCATCGCGAATAGGCATTAGAATAACCCTATTCCATTCTGCATCTTTCATATTTATCTCCTTTAATATTATTGAGGTAGGGCAGAGTTTATAATTTGAAATGTTCTTTAATCTCTTCTTCGACTTCTTTCTCAATTGTCTTATATAATTCCGTAGCCTCAAGTTTATCTGTCGGAACATAACCAATCTCCAAAAAACATTCTTCTTCAGGATGTTGTGCATAATAATGTCGGACTAGTTTGATTAAACCTTTCTCTCGAAGACTTTTTAAAGCTTTCAAGCTTTTATAATCGGAAATATTGCACTTACTTTTTATAAATTGTCTTGGAATAGAATAGCCTTGATTTATTATATAGTCGCAGAATATTTCACAAAAAGCTTCTAAAACTTGTTGCTCTAAATCTGTAAGTCGTAATTCATTATTGCTCATAAGTCAGATAAGTTTTCCATTCGTCGGGGTGTTTTTCAAAGCTTTCTTCAATGTCTTCTTCAGTCTTGAAACATATATCTGAATATTTAGTTATATAAGAAACTAAATAACCAAGTGAATCTTTTCCAGAATTCCAATAACCATAATATTTATTTTCACAATTTTTCCAGTTGGGTTTAAAGCCTTTAGTGTCTTGTTTGATAACTTCTTTAGCTTTGAGATATTCCAGATATTTTTTGGCTTCTTCTCGAGTTTCAAAATAATTACCAATTGATTTTAAATTTGCGATAAGCGTTGGGAAGCTATTAAGTAGGTGTTTTTCTAGTTTTGACACATAACCACCAAGGCTATCAACATAATAAATTTGTTCTGGTTCTTTAATCTCTTCGAACCATTCATTAAAGTTATTTATGAAATAATTTCTTTTAATACTAAATACTGTTTCATCTTGGTTGCCCTCTAATAATATATTAGTTTCTAAATAATCATAATCACTTAGACCATCTTTACTCTTAAAACTTATTCTCCTAAATATAGTTCCAGCTTTCGCAAATGGTAAATTCTTTAATAATTTATATCTTTTCATTATTGCTCCTTATACTATTGAGGCAAAGCAGAAACACTTGAAAATTGCTTATGATCGTGTTGATGTGCTTGTTTCTGCTTAGTCCCTCAAATCTGAACATAACTTGCGCGTATGACAAAACCACGCCCAAAACTATTGTTATAACTACTACATTATTATTTATAATTTCAGTTATGCTCAGGTTCGAGGGGCGAAATTGCTTTCGCCACTATTATGAATTTATGACATATTATATTTTATAAAGCATTTTGCCCAGTTTAACGCCATGTGACAGGGCGACGAATTACGCAACGGCCGTTTCTTTCTTCGTTTTCTTATTTTGTCTAGCTGAATACTTTTTTCGATCTTTCTCAATCTTTAAAGCTCTTTTAATTTCTTCAGGTGTTTTTTCGAAAGTTCGAGATTTATGTTCCGGAACTTCGATCTTCTTATTGAACAGTTCAGTGCAAGCTACACCTCGATATACCGCTTTCATTCAGCAGGGATCACCGTTACGGGAATTTGAGCTTGACTATTTTTAATTTGAATTTCAATTTTCATATTAACTCCTTTATTTATTGATAAATATTTCGACTTGCTTGGCGCCGTTTTTCAATAACCAGTTACGAGCATAGGTTGCATCGTTCAAGGTCTTATAATTTTTAGATCGCTCAACGCCTTTTTCATCTATCCATTTGACAGTGAAATCATTCATTTCTTCTATTCTTTCTCCTTAAAACCATTTTGCTGATGTCAGCAATATGGTCTTGAATTCAGCCCTACAAGGGACGATTAAAGAGTTTTAATCCTCCCCTCATACAAAAATTTTATAGACATTCAGGGCTTTTGCCCCTCGTAAGGCTGAAATTATGATTTTAATTTACTTTTGGCAGCTAACTGTAGCGTTTAGCTTAGCTTTAGCGTTTTTAAGTTCAGCATCCGAACCGATAAACAATCCAGTCGTGACCGAAAAGAGTATTAGGGCGGTAATTGCAATTATTCGCCAAGTCGACATCTTAAATTTCAAGTCTTGCATAATCAAATGCTGAATATCAGGTTGGTTCATAATTTATCCTTTCGTTTATAGTTGTTAAAATTCGACTTTCTTTGGTTTTGGTTCGCCGAGATATTGCTGAATTTCAAAAATTGCTTGATTATATCCAATCGCGAATCTTGCGCGATAACCTTTTTTTCTTAGTTCTTTGAGCATTTTATCTTGTTCAATTAAGTGTTTATTCTTTCTAACTTTGCCATTCATATTAAAGACAATAACATCTTCAGCTTTAATTTCGAGAAATAGACCGCTCGCGAAGTTATTACTTTCTGCGATGAACAAATCTGGCCAAGCTCGTCCTTTTTGAAATTTCTTGTGTTTTGCCGCTTGGCCAGGGCTCATTTTCATTCCGCTTGAGAAATCTGTGCGAAATAGCACGTCGGGATAGTTCTTGCGCAGATAGTCGCAAACTTTAAGGTGTAAAATTTCTTCTTTCTTGATCATCTTAACCCCTTAAAATGGAATATCGCTTAAATCAACTGGTTCATCAAAGTTCTCAGGTGCTTCAGGTTCGGTGTTTTCAGCTTTAACTTCGGTTTGTTCTTTTGGTGATTCGAACTTCGGTTTATAACCGTAAATCCGGCGATTGATCGATTTTTTAACTTTGCCGTCCTTTTCATAAGTTCGGTCTTCATCTTCGCTAACCTTGAACCAGGCAGTGCAGCCAACTGTTTTTTCAAGCAATACCGCAAAATCTGCCAAGTTTTTAATTTGCTGGATTTTTTCGCGAATCTTTTGCTTGATATTTTCATCTTCTTGGTTGTGAACTAAGATTCTGCGAACGGTATCAATCGAGATTCGGCGCGTATCTGGGGTGTGCAACCAAAGCCGTGCGCGATCTTCGGCAGAATCATTTTCAACAAAGATTTCTGCGTAAGGTTTGTTATCGTGCTTATCAATCTTAGTTTTAGTGATTTTCACTTCATGCACGCCAAATTCGAAATAACCGCTTTCTTTAGTTTCTTCTGGTGTGATTACGATATTTTTAAGTTCTTCTTGAGTCATAAAATCCTTTCTTAAAATAATAGTTTTTCTACTTCTTGTTCAACTAAGGCGAGAGCAGATTGTTCAAAATAAATTGCTCGTTGGATCTCTTTCTCGAAATCCTTGCGGTTAAGCTCGAAGATTAAGAGTTCAAGCTGTGGTGCAAGGGCGAAAGAATCTGAGTACATTGCAAAGTAGAGTTTTTCAAGTTTTTCATTCACTGCAAAATATTGAATAATTTGCTGTTTGTACTCGCTAGGTGGTTGTTGTTCATAAAACGCACGAACTTGTTTCCAGTTATCCAAACACTTAATTTCAACTGCTTCGGTGATTTCACCATTTTTATTGGCGATCTCACCGTCTGGTGAACAAATGATATTTTCGTTAATATCGGATTGCCAAACGCGACCTTCGATAATCTCTTTTCTGAGCTTTTGCGCGACTTTTTCACGCGCTTCTTCTTCAAGGATTTCACCACGAAGAGCAGCAGAATATTTGCGACCATTCAAGCGATCTGCATAATCATTCTCATTGATTGGTTTTGCAATTCGTTCAGCGATGAGCTTATAAATTGCATCACCAAGCTCAACTTCGCACTCTTTTTTCTCAACTTCAGCTTCACCAATTAAATCTTTAAGTTCTTGAATTGTTAAGTTTTTTGGTTGACCTTTTTGGTTCAAAGGAATCTCAACTTTTAACTTTTCCGCAAGCTCAAGCCATTCAGATTTTAAAACGGTGCGTGGTGTACCGAATTCCTTAGCTTTACTTCCGGAGATTTTACCTTCACGGAAGTGTAGCCATTCATCTGAGCGTTGTTCAAGGTTTAAGATTTTCATTTCAATTTACCTTTCAATTCGTCCTTAATCTTAATTAATTCTGCGATTACTTCATTGTTGCCTTTAAATTGATTGACTCCTTTGACAAAATTATCTTGAAGTTCTTTGAGATTTTTTGAAGCTTTGAGTTTGGCGATGAGTTCTTTTGATTGATCAGCAACTTTTTGCTTTTTAAAATCTTCGAACTCTTCCATTTCTTCAGATGAAGCAATCTCACCGCTGGCCAAGTAGCCAAGAAGGGCGAGAGCGCGACCAACTGCAACAGTCTCGAGTTTCTCAAAATCTTTATCGCCGTTTCTGATCTCCTTTTGAGCAGTTCCGTTTGAGTCTGCTGTAATCATTATCGTTTCTTTATCTACGCCAGATTTTACTAGATCGATTAATTCGTCTTTGTTTTTCCAGATGTAGGCTTTGAAAGTGATTTTTCCATCAACCGATCGTGTTTCGGTCATAATTTTTGAGTTTGGGTTTTCTTCGCGAAAGATTTTTAAGCGATCCGCTACTTTCGCGTAATCATTACCTTTAAGTGTTATAACTTTGTCTACTTTTTTCATAATCCTGCGCTCCTATACATATCTTGAGTATTTTCATATTGTTCAGTTTCAGACTCAAGGTTGTAATAACCTTGAGCGAATTCTTCAAAATCATCTGTTAATATTTCATCCACGCCAAGTTGTGTGTGATAACCGTTTACTTCTGGGTCATCAACCCAGCTAAACCATTCATTTTCAGCGACAAGTGCATAGAAATCGTTTAAAATCTCTTCTTCGGTTCTTCCGTTAATTAATTTTTTCATATTATCTCCTTAATTGTTGGTTAGTTCATAAATTTCAAATAGCTTCCGCTTGTATAAGCAACCCAAGCTCTCAAGCCTTGTGATTTGTAAATCTGATAAGCATATCGCACGTTTAGCTCTGGGTTTTCACGATTTGGCTTATTGTGAATCGAATTGATCTGAAATAAGCCTGAATCGTTCGAACCGTTGCTATTCATGTTTAGGGCGTTTGGGTTGCAACTGCTTTCCGCCATCATAATTGCTAACATAACCTCAACGTTCCAGTCATATCGTTCGACCAAATTTCGAAACTCTTCGCACCGATTCGTAACCTTTGAACTCGCAATAATAGGGCGAGGGCGAGGCGAAACCTCCACAGTTTCGCGCTGGCTTGGTTGTTGAACCGCAGCTTCGACTTTTGGCGCCGGAACGCTTTTGGCTACTTTTTTACGTTTAAATTTTGAACTGTTTCCGCAATCTTATCGTTCTGAATTTTAGCATTGTTTTCGCCGTGCTTCATTCCAAGATAGAAAGCCACACCAGCCACAATTGCTGTATAGATAACAATTGTTTTAACAGTTTCAATAATTTTCTTGTAATTTACTTTTTTCAAATTTTTCATAGTTTTTTCTCCTTGTTTTTGTTTTGTTGGTTTGAGTTCGATTTTAGAGTTCTTGATTTTTTCAAGCTCTTTTTCAAACTCGGTTTCATTAATAATATTTTTCAT